CCCAGGGCCATACCAAGGTTGGTCTTTCAACACGTCTTCCTTAAAGGCATACGTGTATGCAGACAGATTTATGGTATGAGTGGTACTTACCTGACTGATGTTACGAGGGTCGTTGGTGGAGCCATAAGCCTCCTTCTTCATGAACGCCGAGACACTATTGAACGATGTTGTGGTCAGTGATGGTTCAACCAGAGCGGAACGATTGCGCTGACTGGGACGTGATTGTATCTCAATGACTTCTTCATGTGTCTTGGGGGTGCCTATGTGTGATTGTGGCACGAGTAAGCGTACGAACTGGTCGGCCCACTCATCATATTTCTTGGGAGGTATTTTGCCATTTGCCACATTCTTAACCCGGCCGATAACTGATGCCACATCGTTGTTCACACTGCTGTGAGGGAACATCGCAGGTTCGGTTACCAGGCTGGGGGCAATTTGACGACCGCAGGGTTTACCGTCCTCCGTTGCTAGAGGTCCGAGGGCTTGAAAACCCTCAAACTTCACTTTAGATGTAGCACAACTGAATGAATACTCACCAGTTGCGAGCAAGGGGAACAGTAAAGCGGCGGTCGTGGCTGGCTCGGAGCATCCGTCCACTCTTAAGAGGCGTTCAACGTCGCTTATCTTTGGCTTAGAGACAGTAGCCAAACGCACTTTGAGACTTTGAAAGGTGGTGCCTTTGATGGTTACCTGCTCAAAGCTGCCGTTTGCAGCTACAGACATCTCATTAGAGATGACCTCGTGGACGACGTTGATGCCTTTGTCTGTGAATTTCTTCCTCTTGAAGCCTCCGGTGTGGAAGCTAGCGGCATAGGGGTAGTCAATGTAGGCCTTCGGTGTAAGGCAGACTATCCTCCTGTGGGGGTCATGTTCCAGAATGTGCTGCTCGACATCAAACACACACAGGGTGCCGTCTCGCATCTCAGCGGTAACGGTGTCACCTGTGTAATCCCATATGGGATGTTGATATTTGGCTGCACCAGAGACGTAATAATGGACTTCATCATCAACTATCATAAAACGGCCATCCAACACCTCACCAGCAGCTTTTGCGGGGCTGAAGGTGTAGATGATTATTGGGCGGCCATAACTAAGATACTTGTTTATGTCCAAATAGAAGTCGACATCTATCATGAGCAACACGTGGTCACGGGTCAACTTGTCGTCTCTATAGTTCTGGTCAAGATCCTTCGCCATGAAGAAGAAGCGCTGGCCATCGGCAGCATCCCGCTTGGAGGTGGAAACAGAGTACGGTGTATAACCGGCATGTCTGATTACATCCTCCAAATTGAGGGCTACTGATGTGCGAAGAGAAGCAGCATCTGGGTGGGAGTGCGTTTTCTTCATCTGTAGACATTTCTTCAAACGGACACTGTGACTCAACAATTTCCGGAAGTCCACGTCGACCAGCTGTCGGTGGTCGGCTATCATTTTACTGACAACACGTGGGTTCTTGAATGGAGTGCAGTGATACTTCAGAACGTTTTTAAAGCGCCGAGCGCAAGTCCGGAACTTGGACTGGTTGGCATGCTTAGGGACGTAGTCTCCATCTATGTACTCTCCCGGACGTGGGCGATCCTTGTACACCCGCGGGGAGAAAGCTAAGAGAGACATGTCTAACGTTTTAAAGGAG